GATCGTCTACACCGCGAGCGAGGCGGGCAACACGGCGACGCTCTCGACGACCGAGTACCGCGTCGATCGGGACGCGAAGCCTGGCACGCTGCGAACGCTCTACGCCGGATCGTGGCCGAGCCACCTTCTCGACTACGGCAGCGTCACGGTCACGTGGTGGGGCGGCCGTGGCGACGACGGCAGCAAGGTTTCGCCGAGGGTCAAGGCGGCGATCCTCATGCTTGTCGGGCAGTGGTATGAGCGACGCATGGCGGCCGATTCTGTGTCTCTCTCGGAGATGCCGTTCGGGGTGAAGGCGTTGCTCGACAGCGTGAAGTGGGGGAGCTACACGTGAACGGACGCATCATCGTCGATTCGCAGTTCACCGACACGGCGTCGGCTACCGGCGTGTCCTCGACGAAGGTCGTGTCGCTCCAGACCTCGAACGAGTACACGTCGGGCAAGATCGCCGTCGTCTCTGGCACGTGCGGCACGTCAGCCGTGACGATCACGCTCGCCTCGCCTGGATACACGGCGGCGTCGGGCTCTGCCGTATCGTTCTCGTCGGTCTCTCGGGTCGTGTTCTCAGCGACCGGCGCAACGCTCGTGAGGTGCGTCGGCGGTGCCACGGGCAAGCCGCTCGTGATGTCGCGTGCCGAGCAGGGTGCCGTGTCGGAAGTCGGATCGACCGAGACTTCGCTGCAGGTGAGCGTGGATGCAACCGCTGGCACGTCGTCCTACACACTGGTGATGTATGGCGATTGATCCGGGTCGGCTCCGTGAGCGAGTCACGATCCAGCAGGCGACAGCCACGCGGAATCGCATCGGCGAGACCGTGCAAACGTGGGGCACGTTTGCCGAGGTATGGGCGAGCGTTGAGGGGCTATCCGGTCGCGAGGTGCTCCAGTCCGGGCAGCAGCAGACCGAGGTGACGCACCGTGTGCGGATGCGATACGTGACGGGGCTGACGCAACTGATGCGTCTTTCGTGGCGTGGCCGGATTTTGGAGATCACGAGCCTGCTCGAACACAACAACCGCACCGAGCACGAGCTCTTGTGCGTGGAGGATATCGACTGATGGCGACCGCAGGAATCACGATCACGGCAGAGATCGCCGAACTGCGAGAGTTGCAGGCGGCGATCGGTCGCATCCTAGAGCCGCCCGAAAAGGCTCGCATCATCGAAGAAGCGCTGAAAAAGGCGCTCGCCCCAGCGCTGGAGCGTCTGAAGCAAAACACGCCCGAGGGACCGACCGGCAACCTCAAGCGTGCGGCATCGGTGAAAATCGTGCGGTACTCAAAGGACGGCAACGCGGTCGGGCTGCTCGGCTACAAGCGTGCGGGGAAGGGTGCGAGCGAGTCGGCCCAGGGCGGTCGAGTTCGCAAAGGATCGGACCGTGCGTTCCACCAGTTCTGGCTGGAGCAAGGCACGAAAGACACTGTTATCGACAAGCTCTCGAACACGCCATACGCCCGCAAGTCGCACACCAGACGCAACCGCAGCGGCAGCGTCACGACGGTGCGGGCTCACCAGGTGAGCGGGCAGAACGCCTACTACGCCTCGTCGTTCAACAAGTTGGGGCCGTTCAAGCTCAAGCCGACACCGCGACCGCCGCGAGGCGAGGAAGGGCAGCGGGTCGAGACGCAGCCTGGGTACCCGCAGGCGTTCTTCAAGCGATCCTCTACGCCGATCACGATCAAGGGTCTGCGGGCTGGCGGCATCCTCGGCCAGCCGCCGCTGAAGACGACGTGGGAGCAGACCTCGACCACGGTCGCCGAGATCCTCTCGCGTGAGTTGCGGATCTCGCTGGAGCGTGCCCTGAGCACGCTGACCCGCTCGGCCACGGGGAACCTGTGATGTCCTTCAAGAGTCCCGAAAAGACCGTCGCCGACGCACTGCTCGCCGACGCGACGGTGGCCGCGATCATCGGCACCCGGATCTACCCGGTCCTCGCCCCGGCTTCGGCGGCTCTCCCGCTGGCGACGTGGCGGCGTCAGGCGGTCACCCGGGAGACGACGCTCGGCAATACCCGTGGCGGGCTGCCGGTCGTGACGCTCGCCTTGGAGCTCTACGCCGAGACCTATGAGGCGGTGCGGGAACTGGCTGACGCCTGCCGGTCGAAACTGGATGGGTGGGGGACCGCCGTGTCATCCTCAGTATCAGTGCGACACGTCGCCTTGCAGAACGAGCAGGACGGGTTCGTACAGCTGGCAGGTGGCGACCTGCCTCCGGTGTTTTCGGTGACGCAAACGTACACGATCCTTTGGCAGGAGACCTGATCCGTGAGCAATCCCTCGACTCCCCATGACGGTGCCGGAACGGTCCTCAACCTGTTCGGCACCGTCTACACGGTGACCAACATCGTGATCTCGAACACGAACCCCGGCGCTGCCGCCGAGGCGACCGTGGACGTGGGGCACCTCGGCCAGACGACCGGCGAGACGCTCGCGACGCTGAGCCGTCCGCTCGTGATCCCTGCCGACGACGGCGGGACGGGCCGCTCGGTCACGTTCGACTACCTCGGGAAAACCATCATCCTCGACGCGGCGACGGGCACGATCACGATCACGACCGGCGGCACTACGCTGATCAACGGCAAGGCCGCCACCGTGTCGTCGAGCACGCTGACGCTCGCGACGAACGATGCGATCCGTGGTCAGGCGACGATCACCGTGGCTCGCTGACCGTGACGGAGGTCCGTCATGGCTACGCGAGTCTCGGGAGTTGCTGTCACGTGGGGCGGCACCGCCGTCCAGCAGGTCAGTAGCGTCACGCTCGATCTCGTCCGCGATATGCCTGCCGCTCGCACGGCACGGTGGAGCCTCGACCTGGGCGAGGTCACGCTGCCTGCGTTCACTCGCACGGCGGTCCCCGAGAGCCAGTACGGCGTGCGGGCTCGTCTCACCGTGACGGCGCAGGACGACCAAGGCACTGCCACGTCGAGCACGTTCACGGTCTTCGACGCTGACTGCGTCTACCTCGGTGCCGAGGTCCGTGGCGAGCTCAACGGCGTCTGGCAATTTGACCACCGTTTCAAAGTGATGGATACGGTCGGCGTGACCGCTACGTATCCATCGTGAGGTGAGTGACACATGGCGACACTGACGGCAGAGCAGATTCTTGCGAGTAACGACGCCGGTCTCATGGGACCGATCACCGTGCCCGAGTGGGGCGGCGACGTGTACATCCGCGTGATGAGCGTCGGCGAGCGTGACTCCTACGAACGGCTCTGGATTGGCAAAAAGGATTCCGGCATCGAGAACTTCCGCTCCGAGTACCTCGCCCGCTGCCTCTGCAATGAGAAGGGCGAATTGCTCTTCACCCGCACCCAGGTCGTCGCGCTGGCGAGCCGCAGCGGTGCAGTCGTCGGTCGGCTGTTCGACTCGGCCCTCAAGCACAACAACATGACGGAGGCCGATGTCGAGCAGTTGGCAAAAAACTAAACGCCTCGCCATCGCGACGATTCCTCTTCGCGCTGGCGGGGCATCTGCGAATGACCGTTCGCGAGTTGTGCGAGCGGATGGATTCGCGGGAGTTGAGCGAGTGGATGGCATACACGAGGTACTTCGTTCCGCTGTCCGACCCGTGGCTCCAGACAGGACTGCTCGCCTCGATCGCGATGGCACCGTACACCGATCCGAAGAGAGGCAAGCCGCCGACCGCAGAGGACTTCATACCGAAGGCTCGGCCACCGCAGCACGAGTCGCAGGACCGCGAGGCGATCCTTCGGCTACGGCGTGAGATGGGGATTGTGGACTAATGGCGAACATCCTCGGACTCGCGCTGAAGATCTCAGCGGACTCGACGCAGTTGAAGCTCACGCCCGCAGAGCGTGCTCTTCAGACGCTCGGTGCCGAGGCGGCGAAGCTCTCCGGCGTCTTCGAGCAGTTCACGGGCGAGAGCACAGCGGCAGCGTCGGCACAGCAGAAGTTCGCCACCGACCTCGCGTTCCTAAACTCGGCATTGAAGACCGGGCAGATCACCGCCCAGCAGTACGCCGAAGAGTTCGCGAACCTCGCCCAGGCGTCGGAGCAGGAAGCCGCCGCGCTCCGCGAGGCGGCCCGAATCACCGAGTCGGTGCGGACTCCGTTCGAGCGTTTCCAGCGGACGGCGGGCGAGCTCGCCGTGCAACTCGAAGCGGGGCGGATCTCTCAAGAGACGTACAACCGGGCGGTCGAGCAGGCGTCGAAGGGATTGACGGACGCGGAGCGTGCCGCCGCTGGACTCGCGGTCCAAGACCGTGCCATCGAGGAAGCCGCAGCAGCCGCAGCCGCAGCGGAGTCGGCTCGCGTCGAAGCACTGCGGCGAGGTGCCGCGATCACGGCATCGCTCCAGACGGACGAAGAGCGACGCGCTGCGAGGCTTTCTGAACTCGACGATCTTCTTCGTGCCGGTGCGATCTCGGAGGAGACATACACGCGTGCCGTGGAGCAAGCCAGCGGTGTGCAGGAAGCAGCCTCGCGCGCCGAGCAGGAACGGCAAAGAGTCTTGGAGGAAGGGCGACGCATCACGCAGCAGTTCGCTACGGTCGAGGAACGTCGGGCCGACGAGCTCGCCAATCTTGATCGATTGCTCGCTGCCGGTGCGATCTCGCAGGAGACATACAACCGGGCATCCGCAGAAGCGAGCGGTGCGAACGAGGCTGCGGCACGCGCGGAGCGAGAGCGAGCCGACGCCACGGCTGCGGCGAACAGAATCATTCAGGCGGGTCTCACTCCGCAAGAGCGGTACGACGCCGCAATCGTAGAACTGCGAGGGCACCTCGAAGCCGGTCGCCTGTCGCAGGATCAATTCAACCGTGCGACCGAGAGGGCACGGCAAGACCTCGACCGCACGACAACGTCAGCGCGAGCGAACGACCAGGCGTTGCAAGGCATCTCGCGTCAACTCACGGTCATCTCCCGGCTACAGATCGGCCGTGCCATCGTCGATGGGTTTCAATTGCTTGGCGGTGCGATCCGAAGCGCCACCGGCCAGATCAGCGGCTTCGTGTCCAGCGTGTCCACGTCGCTCGATTCGCTGAACGATCTCAGCAATCGGATCGACGTGCCGGTACAACAACTCCAGGGGCTCGGGCTCGCCGCGAAACTGTCTGGTGTTGACACTGAGCAGTTCGCCACGGCGGTCACTCGACTCGGCGTGTCGATCGGCAAGGCTGATCCAGGCGGCACGTTCGACAAGACGCTCCGCTCGGTGGGTGTCTCGCTCGCCGAGATTCGCGGGCTGCGGCCCGAGCAGCAGTTTGAGGCGATCTCGGCGGCGATCGGTGCGTTGCCGACATCAGCCGACCGTGCCGCCGCTGCCGTCGAGATCTTTGGTCGGCAGGGTGCCGCCCTCGTCCCGCTGTTCAAGGAGGGCGCTGCAAGCGTCGAGGAGCTCACGGCGAGAGCCCAGCGTCTCGGGATCATCGTTAGCGAGGATCAAGTGTCGAACATCGCCAAGATGAACGACGCCTTCGACCTCGTGCGGGCGACGGTCGAAGGCATCATCGGTCAGGTGACAGGCAATCTCGCGCCGGTCGTCACCGCGATCGCCGATGAGTTCCTCGCGTTCGTTGAGTCGTTCTCCGGCGCTAATGGAGAAGGCGGCACTGCGATCGCCGATGCGATCACCGACACGTTGCTCAACGGTGCCGAGTTCCTCGCGGGCGTGTTCGACTCGTTCGTGTCGCAGTTCGGCGACCTATCCACGGTGCTCGTCGATGCCGCTGCTGTTTTTCAGGCGACCGGCGAAGTCTTCACAATTGTCTACGAAGGGCTGCGTGCGGCATTCAATGCGTTCGAGATTGCTGGAAACTCTCTCGCCCTTGCTCTCGGCAAGGCGCTCGAAGCGATCGGATCGTATCTTGACTCGGACCTCGAAGCGTTCGGGCGTGACTTGGTTGCAGCGAGCCAGGCGGCACTCGATCAGAACGCGCAGGAACTGATCGACGCAGCGTCTAGTGTCGGCGACGCCACCGATCGGTTGCTCAATGGAACCGACGGCGACGCTGCGGCGGCAGGCCCGGCCGAGCAGTTTATCGAGGGCATGAGGAGCCGGATCGAAGCGGCACGATCCCCTGAGTTCAAGGTGAATACGAACATCGACGCCACTCGCGAGGCGTTCGACGAGTTCTTCAATGGGATCGTCGATGAGTCCAGCCGTGTGACCGGACTGATGCGTGAGTTCGAGGCGGCCGTCGCTGCGGCGCAAGAAGACGGCGAGCTCACGGCAGACGAGATCGCTCGCATCAACGAACTGCAAGGGGGCGTCAACGCGGCGATTCAGCAGGAGCTCGCCCTGCGTACCGAGGCGGTGACGGCGGCTCGCGAACAGGCTGACGCTGACGGAAAGCGAATTGACTCGCTCCTCAAGACCACCGACGCCTCGCAGAAGATCATCGACGACCTGTCTGCTGTCGAACGCGAGATCGCCCGCGTGCAGCAGGAGATCGCCGAGACAGGTGCCGGTGACAGCGGTGCCGCTCAAGCGAGGCTCGATGAGTTGCGGCGTCTCCAAGGGCAACTCGACGAGCAACTGCAAGCCGCAGCCCAAGGGTTCGAGGGCGGCTTCGAGAAGGCGTTCGAGGCGACGGGCCAGAACTTCAACCGCCTCGCCGAGCAGGCTCAGCAGTTCGGGCAGGCTGGCTTTGACGCCTCCGTGCGGTTGCAAGAAGGCATCGCCGCCGCGCAAGAGCAGGCTCGTGACGGCATCCTAAACCGCGAGGCGTTCGAGGCCGAGGTCGCCCGGCAGCAGCAACTCTTCGAGCAGGAACTCGCGAACGTCAAAGCGGTCGCCGACGAGCGGGCGAAGGTGAACGAACTCGTCGATCAGCGGTTCCTGCTCGCCCGGTTCGGTGGCGATCAGCAACGCCTCGCGGCGGCGCAGAACCTCGCTCAACTGGAGCGTGAGATCGGTCGCGTCCAGGCTGACGTGCAGGCGGCCCGTGCCGCAGGGAACCAGGAGCAGGTCAACGCCGGGATCGTTCGCCTCGGGCAACTCGACCAAGTCGCCGCACAGGAGCGGGACATCGCGAGCGGTCGTCGTCAGTTGGAGCAACAACTCGGGCAGCAACGCGAGCAATACCTGAAGCAACTGGAGCAGCAACAGCAACAAGCCCAGCAAGCCCAGCAGAAATACCTAGAAGAGCAGGCGAAGGCGATCGAAGCAGAGAACCAGCGGCAGGTCGCCCGCATTCGCGAACTCAACACGCTCGGCAGCGGCGTCATCCAGGGCAACGACATTCGCACCGCCGAGGGTGCTGCGTTGTTTCTCAACCTCGCCGCCAATCAGCAAGACCCGGCGCTCATCGAGGCTCGCCTCCAGACACGGCGGCTGACGGAACTTCGTGACACGCTCGTGGCGATCTCGGCACAGTTCGCCGGTCCCGTCGTCCAGATTGGTGGAGGAGTCGGCTGATGGGCGTCGCACATCATCGCGAGCTACCGCGCTCGAACAAGTTCCGCCTCGGCGAGGCACGCGACCTCACGCGGCAGTTCGTCATCACGCACGACGCGTCTGGGCAGGCGACGACGGCGAACGAGGTGGCGACCGCACTGTCGCTCGACATCGGCACCGCGCATCCCGAGTATGCCGACGTACGGTGCGTCGAGATCGAGTACGAAGAGAACTACGAAGGCTCGCAGTACCACTCGCTCCTCACCGCGAAGTACGGCTTCCCAAGCGGCGGGCTCGATCAACTCGCGGCACCGACGAGCCGACCGGCGTTGTGGACGTTCACCACGCAGGGCGCGACCGTGCCCGCGCTCTTCTACTACGATCAATCAGGCAACGCATCCACGAAGCCGCTGACCAACTCGGCCTTCGACTATTTCGAGTCGCTGACCTCAGACGAGGCGCAGTGCAAGGTGGTGATATCCGAGAACCGCGCCACGTTTCCTTCGTCGCTGGCGATCGCGCTCACGAACACGATCAACTCGACGACGTGGATCGGTGGTGCGACGCACTGCTGGAAGTGCCAAGGCATCTCGGGCGAACTCCGGTTTGAGGAGTACGGCGGGACGCTCCATCGCTTCTGGGCGGTCAAGGTCGAGCTTCTGTTTCGCCAGACGGGGTGGCCGCTGCAACTGCCCGACGTGGGATTCAATTTCCTCGCTGGTGGGCAGAAGCGTCGCGCAATGGTGTTCGACTTCCAGAACGCCGAGTGGGTCGCATCACCCGGCCCGGTCGGGCTAGACGGCAACGGCAACCAGACGCTCGGTGCTCCCGCGATCCTGACACGTCGCGTCCACCGCGAGGTGGACTTCAATTCGTACTTCGGCTCCCCGCCAGCGTAGGAGGCTCCAGTGCCAGACATCACGTACAACGTGCAGGTGAGCGCCTCGCGTGGCGCTCTCGTACAGCAGTTCTTCGCCAATGGCATCACGACCGACATGAGCACGACCGGCGTGCTCGCGGCGACGCTCGATCTCACGACGGCTACGAGCCAGTTCGTGACGAGTGCCGCCTCGACGCTCGGGCTCTGCTTCGCCCGCTCGCTCGTGACGAGCACCAACCAGACCGCCACGGTGTCGTTCGGTCGCCTCGACGGCACGACGCTCCACGAGACGGTGCGGTTGCGTCCCGGCGATGCCGCCCTCTTTCGCCTTGCTCCCGGCAACTACGCCGCGAAGGCAGCGTCTACCGGTCGCCTCATGCTCCAGGTGCTGGAGGACTGAGTCGTGGCCGACCCGGTGATCTTCGATCGCTCGTCTGCCGAGCGGATCGCGAGCGCCGTACGTCGCGTCGAGATCGGTGATCGCTCCGAGAGCCCGCTGCGGTTCGACACGGTGCCGCCGCCCCAGCAGCGGAAGACGTTCCGCATCGCTACTTTCAGCGGTGCGTGGTCGGTTGGGGCGACGAAAACGGTCACGTTCAAGTACCAGACGGCTACGCCAAACACGGCATCGGCGATCAACCTGTTCGCCGCCGTCCCCGCACCATCTGGCTCGGGCGACTGTGCGATCGCCAAGGACGGCACGGCGTGGTTCCTCATCGCGGCGGTGTGCAGTACCGCAACATGATCGACGAACCTCTCTCGCTTATCGTCGCTGGCATCTGGCTGATGGCTGCCGGGATGTACCCGCTCGGGTTTTTGTTTGGCGCGTGCAGCCCGTGTTGCCAAAACGAAGACCAGTGCCCGTGGGGGCTTCAGTTGGACCGATGCCTTCGGGTGGCAACGCTCGGCACCTCGCCGCCGGTTGGCGGTGACATTCGCGTGTCGCTGGGCAGCGTCCTTTCGTTGGGCGGCATGGAGGGCAGAGGCGCTGGGTCGTTTCCGACGCACCCTATACAGGTGTATCGCGTTTCCTCTCAGG